GGAAAGGCTACGACGGCAGCGGTGAACCATACGGTCTCATCAACCGCAAGTTGGCGCGCGCCGAAGGCCGGTCAGGGGAAAAGAATCAGGACAACAGCATCGAAGGCGTGAACCCGTGCGCTGAAATTTTCCTCGCGAATGGCGAATCCTGCAACCTTTCTACGATCTTCCTACCCAAAGTCGAAAGCATTGACCAGTTCCGTGACATCAGCAGGCTTTTGTACAAAACCCAAAAAGCAATCACGAACCTTGATTACCCATACGAAAAGACGACCAAAATTGTCAGGAAGAATCGTCGTCTAGGTCAATCAATCACAGGGATTCTTCAAGCAACCGAAGAGCAACTATCGTGGCTGTCACCCATCTATGAAGACCTGCGGTCATTTGACGCTGCTTACTCGGCAGACCACGGGATTCCCGCCTCAATTCGGCTAACCACAGTTCAACCCTCGGGAACACTTTCCCTCCTTCCCGGCGTAACACCGGGAATCCATCCGGCCTATGCACGCTATTACATTCGGCGTGTAAGGTTCGGTTCGGCTGACCCGCTCGTTGATGCATGTCGCCGTCGCGGGTACAAGGTCGTTCCTGATGTAGGAATTGACGGTAGGGAAGACCACACCCGTTGGGTTGTTGAATTCCCTTGCGAATCTCCTGACGGTGCTGTGCTTGCGGCAGACATGACTGCCGTGGAGCAACTTGAATGGGTTAAGCGGATGCAAAAGGAATGGGCCGACAACGCCGTTAGCGTAACGGTGTATTACCGGAAAGAAGAACTGTCGGAAATCAAGGAATGGCTGACACAGAACTATGACAACAACGTCAAGAGCGTGTCATTCCTTCTTCACTCAGATCACAACTTCCCGCTGCCGCCATACGAAGAAATTGATCAGGCAACATACAATAAGATGGTTGCAAAAATGAACTTCAGCATTCCACTAGTTATGGACTTGACGGGTTCCGAACTTGATGCTGCCGACTGTGCAACTGGTGCCTGTCCAATCCGCTAATTGGACCACCAAGCAGAAAACTTTGTCTGCCTATCTTTAAGCCAATCAGTGAAGTCATTGAACGTCGCTAGTTTTTTTCTGTCAATCAGAAACCATTTGTCAGAATGGCGGCGAACACGGTCAAAGGTGACAATTGTTGTCCATTCGTTCTGAGTGGACGATGGGACAACAAGTTTTTCTCCAGTGATCTGACTGATCAATACGACCGCTAATGGTTTCGGTTCCTTTTTTACCCATCCATTTACGGTGTCAACCAGTGCTTCTTGGTACGGGAAAGACAAAGGGTCGGCAGTGAACGACAGGTTTCTGCTTTTTACTTCAATGCATCCAGTTTGCCAGCGGAAAACGATGTCTTGTTCGTTTTCAAAACGCCGACGATCCTGTACGTCAGTAGCGAATTCAAGCGGCGTCGCATAGCAGTCAATCCCCTTCCCATTTAGGTCGGCAGCAACGCGTTCTGCCCATGATTGACCTATGGCTGCCTGTTCCCTGAAAAGTAGAGAGTTCCAATCTTGATCGGCGCGACCACCGGGTGTCATGCCAGTGATCGTACATACATACAAGGATTATGACAAGTTGGCTCAGTGCTTCGATTTACCAAATTTAATAGGAAAATTTCTTGACTAATACTCCAAAGTTGACCCTCTGCTATGCTCTCGGGATACTAAAATCGCTGAGATATTGGCAGGGTAAAAATATGGAACAGTCACAGGACACCACTGAAACAAAGAATGTTGAATTGTTCACCCTTGGAAACCTTTATCTGTCGGATTTCCTAAAGGGTGACGAATCCCCTCGCTGTAATCCTGTTGAACTTCTGCTTGAATGGGATGAGCGAATTAATGCAGCACGACTCAAAATTCCCGCCGACCCATCTTTTATGTATGGTCGGTACTGGTATCGGTCAGGCATCAACCAGACGATGAAAGATGAACTTCGTGGAATAGTCGAATCTGTTACAAAAATCAAGTCCCTCCAAGAGGGTGATGTTTGGCTTGACATTGCCTGCAACGACGGAACTCTACTGTCGTATGTTCCTGCTCTGGTCCTCAAGATAGGCATCGACCCAGTAGATGACAGTTTTAAAACTGAGTCAGAAAAAGTTGCCGACATCATTGTTCAGGACTACTTCTCAAAAAGCGTCTATCCAGTAGAAGCAAAAGCAGATGTAGTTACCTGCATTGGGATGTTTTATGACCTTGATGACCCACGCCCCTTCCTGAGGGATGTTCACGAAATCATGGATGACGCGGGCGTGTTTGTCCTTCAAATGAGTTATACCCCACTGATGATTGACCAAACTGCTTTCGACAATATTTGTCACGAACATATTTACTATTACAGTCTAGATTCCATTAATTCCTTACTAAAGGAATGTGGGTTCAAAGTTATGGACTGCCAATTGAATGATGTTAATGGTGGCAGTTTCAGGGTCTACGCCATGAAGAAAGATGCGGACGAAACATCATTTGGAACACAACCGTATCGCGACGTTTGCAGGTTCCGCCGAGAGTCAATTCTCGCGCATGAAATAATTTCAGAAATAAACACAAAGAAGGCTTGGACCGAGTTTTTCAAAAAAATTGAAGCACTTAAAGAACAGACCGTTTCCTTCATTAAGCAAGCAAAAGCAGAAGGAAAAACAATATGGGGTTACGGTGCTTCAACTAAAGGCAACACCTTGCTCCAATACTTTGGTCTAGATCACACGCTAATCGACGCTATTGCCGAACGGTCACCTTACAAATTCGGACTGCGTACTATAGGAACTGATATTCCTATTAAATCAGAAGAAGAAATGCGCGAGGCCAAACCTGACTACATGCTTGTTCTTCCGTGGCACTTCATCAACGAATTCGTTCAGCGCGAACATGAATACCTCATCAATGGCGGCAAGTTCATCGTGCCTTGCCCTCAGTTTCAAATAGTTGGAAAATGAGAACATGGACCAATCATCACTGATTGACATACTTGTCCCCACGCTCAACAGGGCGCATAAACTGAATGATGTTTTTAAAAACATTTCAGATAATACAGTAAACCCTCACACGGTTGTGTTCATAACGGAAGAAGATGACAAAGCCTCTCAAGAGGCAGGACTTGCTGCTGGCGGCATGGTCGTCATAAATACAAGAACGCGTAGTTACCCCGGAGCCATCAATAGCGGCTACCATGCCACAACTAGCGACTGGCTCTTCACCGCTAATGATGACTTTGATTTCAAGTACGGATGGGATGTCGCCGCTCTAGCACACTACGCCGATGGAGCATTCCCGGTAATTGGAGTAAACGACAACTTCAACCCAAGTGTTCAAAATCGCACCAATTCAACCATTCATCTGGTTGCTAGATGGTACTTGGATACTCTAGGTGGAGTCCCCGATCAGGGTCCAAAAAGTTTTTACTTTGAAGGCTACTTTCATAATTTTGTAGAAACAGAATTTATAGAAGTAGCAAAAACTAGAGGAAAATTTTTCCCTTGCCTTGACTCTCATGTGCATCACCTGCATTGGTCTGGCGGGCTTTCTGAAGTTGATTCAACGACTATAAAGACTCAAGCAAACGTAAACGAAGATGCTCAACTATTCACAAAAAGGACACACCTGTGGAACCGATAAAATATTTCTCTCAAGCCGATCAAGATCGGTGGGTTGAAAAAGTAACTTCATCTAAACGAAATGGTACATTCGTGGACGTTGGGGCTTTCGACGGTGTGACTACGAGTAACACTTACTACCTTGAAAAAAACCTCGGTTGGACTGGGATATGTATTGAGGCAAGCCCCCAGTTTTTTGAACACCTAAAACAAATACGAACATCCGTAAATGTCAACAAGGCTGTCATGCCCTACACGGGAACTTGCAAATTTACAGATGCAGACATGGCCGTAACTGAGCATGGTCAAGAAGTTCAGTGCGACACACTGACCAATATCCTTGACGCATGTTCCGCCCCTTACGTTATTGACTACATGTCCCTAGACATCGAAGGCGGCGAAGTTGGCGCAATAGAATCTCTCATAGATTCTAAATATAGATTCAATCTCATAACAGTCGAACACAACCTTTACTTTCAAGGACCAAAACAAAAAGAAGAAATCTACGCCCTCCTATCAGAACTCGGATATATCCGCGTAGTCGATAACGCTCCCTGCCTTGACCCAAACCCAAGATGGCACATGCAACCATTTGAAGACT